CAAATAACAAGGGTGCCGCTTGGGTTAACACCAATAGCGGAACCATCAGCTTCGGTTCGACGGCTATCACGTTTTCGCTCTTCAGCAACTCGCAGGTGTACACGGCTGGCAACGGGTTGAGCCTGACAGCGACGACTTTCTCGCTGGATACTCCGGTTGGCGTTCTGAATGGCGGTACGGGCCAGTCTTCGGCTCCGACCAACGGCCAGTTGTTAATCGGTAACGGTTCAAACTACACCCTAGCGTCTTTGACGGCGGGGTCTGGTGTTACGGTCACAAACGCAACCGGCAGCATTACGATTGCTGCGACGGGTACTGGCGGAACGGTTACGAGTATTGATGTCTCTGGCGGGATTACCGGGCTGACCTTCAGCGGTGGTCCGGTTACTGGTTCCGGCACGATTACGATGGCAGGCACGCTGGCCATCACCAACGGCGGTACGGGGGCTTCCACTCAGTCGGGTGCTAGAACTGCCCTCGGTTTGGGTACAATGGCCGTCCAAGATGCAAACAGCGTTTCAATTACTGGCGGATCAATTGGAAGCAGCGTTCTCGTGAACCTGACCAATTCCACGGGAACTATTAGCGGAGGCACCTACTAATGCCCACGATACTGTTGAAGAAAAGCGACACCCCGAGTGCGGTTCCAACTACCGCTAACCTGACCAATCTGGCTGGGGGCGTAGAAGTAGCGGTCAATACCGCTGACAAGCGCATGTTCACGATGAACAGCAGCAGTGCTGTCGTGGAGCTGGGTACCAATCCGTCGAGCTTAACCTGCGCGGACGCATCGTTCACGGTTGCTCGGGTTGGCAGTCTCACTATCAGCAGTCTGTCGCTGACGAATGCTACGTTTGCATCAGCAACGATTACGAACCTGACTTCGACTTCTGCCACGATCAGCAGTGCATTGACCCTCTCCGGCGGCACCGCCAACGGCGTGCTGTATCTGAACGGCAGCAAGGTGGCGACGAGTGGGTCGGCGCTGACGTTTGATGGAACTAGCCTTGGAATGGGCAACCCGACTGTTTACGGTACTCGCAGTCTAAATTCTTATACCGGAACAACTGCATCCGCAATCGGATTTTCTCAGCAGATTTCTGGATTTGGAGATGCTTTTGTAGGTGCGAATAACAGCGGTTCCAGCGTGCTTGGAATGGCTACCGGCACATTCGGGCAATCAACCCCGAATAACATTCCATGGACTGTTTCTGCGTTTGGCTCCGAACAAATGCGCCTCACCTCCACGGGGTTGGGCATCGGGACTAGTTCGCCCGCGTATAAGTTGGATGTAGCGGAATCTGGTGCCCCAACTAGCACTAATACATTTTCGGTTGCTCGTATTTCGGGCAGCGATTCCGTTGCGAATGACTTAACTTTGCTCGGCCCAAATACTTCTCAAGTACGCATCAAATTTGGCGATCCAGAAAGCGCGACGGTTGGCGAGGTTGGATACAACCATTCAACAAATGCGTTGCGATTTGTTACTAACGGATCAGAAGTTGGCGTATTTGACTCCTCCGGCAACCTCGGTCTGGGCGTCACGCCGAGTGCGTGGAGTACAACGGGAAACCTACAACTTAAATCAGGAAGCAATATTTCGGCAGGCACAGGTATTGGTTTGTATTCAAACGGATATTTCAATGCCGGATGGAAATACATTGATTCCACGTATGCCACTGGATACGGGCAAAGCGGAGGCTCTCATCTTTGGTATATCGCAGCCTCCGGCACCGCAGGGGGGACAATATCGTTCACACAGGCGATGACGCTTGATGCGGACGGAGACTTGGGAGTTGGAGAAACCGCGCCGGATTCAAAACTTCACGTTAAAGCAAACGGAAGAATTGCAAGATTTGCAGCGTCAACAGGAACGTCTGCCGCATATTTAGCATTTAGCAATACTGGTGGAAATTATTTTATTGGCGCTGATAATTCTGCCGGAAACGCGCTGCTTGCAACTGGGGGCGCTGCTTATGGGTTTACTATAGTTGCAGAAACAGCCGACCCAATAGTTTTCGGCACAGACAACACCGAACGCGCACGCATCACGAGCGGGGGGGATTTGCTGGTTGGCGATACAGCGAACAGCGCAGGCGCTAGGCTGTATGTGAAAGGCTCTGGAGCCACCAGCGGCTCCGTGGCTATGGTGGTAAGGAACTCCACGCCAAGTGACTTGTTATATATCCGCAATGACGGGTACATGACGTTTGGCATTTCGCCCGCGATGACGCTGACGGCAGGTGGGGATTTGCTGGTTGGGACGACGACGTATCAAAGCAAACGCATCACCATTGATGGCGGTTCTGGTGGTGCGGTGTGGGCAAATTGCTCAACCTCGGCTAACCCAGTAAATGTCACATACAACACAGCAACTTCTGGCGACAATTTATTTGAAGAGTTTTATACAGATGGCGGTGTTTTAAGAGGCACAATTTCGTATAACCGTGGCGCAGGACAAGTCTCCTATAACGTCACTTCAGATGCTCGCCTTAAAGACAACATTGCTGACGCTGCTGACGCTGGCAATAAAGTGGACGCGCTGCAAGTTCGCCAGTTTGATTGGAAAGAAACGGGCAACCACGTTGACTATGGTTTTATCGCGCAGGAGTTGCACGAAGTTGCGCCGCAAGCCGTCAGCAAACCTGAAGATGACGAGAAGATGTGGTCGGTGGACTACAGCAAACTTGTCCCGATGTTGGTGAAAGAAATTCAATCGTTGCGTGCGCGTGTCGCACAACTGGAGAGCAAATAATGGCTACCGTAATTAACTGGAACATCTCGCAACTGGACTGCCTCACGCAATCAGCGGAAGGTGCTGACTACGTTGTTACCGCCCATTGGCAATGCAACGGCGTAGACGGCGACTACAGCGGCAGCGTCTATAGCACCTGCTCGTTTGCCGTAGTGCAGGGCGAGGCTTTCACGCCGTATGACCAACTGACGCAGGATCAAGTCCTCGGTTGGGTCTGGGCGAATGGCGTGGATAAGGCGGCAACCGAAGCGGCTGTTGAGCAGCAGATTGCTAATGCCAAGAATCCGCCACTGGTTAGCCCCCCGCTGCCTTGGTCTGTGTAATTAGGAGTTGTCATGTCTGAAGTAGAACTCAAAGTCTCGCTTGAAGAAGCCGTCGCTATTGTGAACTTGTTGGGATCACTCCCCACCGCGCAGGGCGGATATCCGCTGTGGTTCAAGCTCAAGGATCAAGTTGAGCCGCACTTGCCGAAGCCGGAAGAGGCTAAGCAGTAGCATGAAGGCCCAGTTAGCCTTTCTGGTTATCTTTGTTGCGCTTCAGGTTGCAGACGTTTTGACGACCCTGAAAGCTCTTGATAAAGGTAACAGAGAGGCTAACCCGGTTCTTGCAAATATTTTTAAGTACGTTTCTCCATGGAAAGCCCTGTTGCTTTTCAAGGCTGTTTCGATCTGGTTGGTGTGGTACGCAGATATGTACATCCTGACTGGATTGCTTTGCGCGTTTTACGTTTGGGTGATTGACAACAACTTGAGAGTTATCAGGGGCGAGTAATGGAACTACAGCTTCTCTTTAATATCGTGGTTGGCGTAGCCGCGTTCTTTGGTGGATGGTCGCTTAACCAGATCACCCGCAGCATTGAGCGTTTGGACAAAGACGTTCGCAATATGCCTCTGACGTATGTGACTCAAACGACGTATCAGCGAGATATTGACGACATTAAAAATATGTTGAGTAAGATCTTCGATAAGCTGGATGAGAAGGTAGACAAATGAGCGAAGACATTGAGCTGTTCAAGGCCAAGGTTCAGGCCGAGTTAAATCGACTTGAGGCTAACTCTTCTGCAAAAGATGTTGCGGGTAAGGCGATTGGTAAGGACGGACTCAAGTACATCACGATCATTGTCGTGATTGGCGTTGCATCTAGTTTGGTTCTGGATTCTGAAAAGATCGCAGCCGTTATGGGTTTGCTTGGCGCTTCGTTGACTGCTTTGATTTCCATGCTCAACGGTATTGCCGGGGCGTCGGAGAAAGAAGAGAAGCCGGAGTTTGCGGTCATCAAGGAACTCATTGCCAAGCTTGATCGTCTGGATCGAAAAGAGATGCCGATGAGAGTCGATGTGGAAGGCGATCATGTGACCGTAACCAAGGGCGACGATGTGGTGAGGGCTTCCAAATGATGACGATGATTTCAACCTTCCTGTCCTTCCTCGCGGGTGGACTTCCCAAGATCCTGCAAATCTTTCAAGACCGTCAGGACAAGAAGCACGAGCTGGCTCTGGTCGCTGCCCAGAAAGAGCGCGAGTTGGCTCTGGCTGAGCGTGGCTTTATTGCTCAGGCTCGGGTCGAAGAGATCAAGTTGGAGCAGGTTCAGGTCCAGTCCGCAGCCGAAGAGCGCGTAGCTCTGTATCAGCACGACATGGAAATCGGAAAAGGCGCATCGCAGTGGATGATCAATCTACGGGCTTCGGTTCGTCCGGTCGTCACCTACATCTTTGTGCTGGAGCTGGTTGCCATCAATATCGCTGGCGTGTGGTATGCCTATACTACTGGGATTCCCTTTGCGGCTGCGATGGCAGAAGTATTCTCGGACGATGAAATGATGATACTGGCTTCCATAGTGAGCTTTTGGTTTGGAACACAGGCGTTCGGCAAGAAGTGAAAGTAAGTCCTGAGCTTATTAAACTTGTGAAATGCCACGAGGGTGTCCGAACCCGCCCGTACCAATGTCCGGCGTTAATCTGGAGCGTGGGGGTGGGTCACGTAATAGATCCTGCTCACTTGGCGGTGAAGTATGAGGAGCGCCGTAATCTACCGATACCCGAGGGCTGGGACCGGATTCTCACGATGGACGAGGTGGACCGGATACTTTCTCAAGACCTTGGCCGGTTTGAGCGTGGTGTGGTTCGACTTTGCCCTGCTGCTGTTGGCCGTCAGGGAGTCTTCGATGCTCTCGTATCTTTTGCCTTCAACGTGGGCCTCGGCAATCTCCAGCGCTCTTCCCTTCGGATGAAGACCAATCGGGGTGAGTTTGAAGAGGCGGCGGAAGAGTTTATGAAATGGACCAAGGCGGGGGGACGGGTACTTCCCGGTCTTGTCAAGCGCCGTCTGGACGAGCAGAGGCTATATTTGTCTTAATTAGGGTATAATCGTGCCCAAATAGTCTTGCCCGACTGGTAAGACGCGGGACTAAGGAGAGGTGT